CGGGTGTTCATTATCATGGTGGTGATATTCCCAATAAGGCAATACATCAACCAAATCCAAATGCTGCGCCAATCGTCCTCGGTTATACGCGCCATAAACGTTGGTGTCGTAAATAATCCGGGTGCGCCAGTTTCGTCCACCGTTATATTGCCATCCAGTATTTGCCACGATTTCATCAAAACGCTTGCGAAATCCCTCTAAGGTTTCACCATTTGCAATGGCATCGTCTACTGCTTCGCGAAATGCGGTCAACACTTCATTACGGTTTGCGCCGGCCACCATAAAAAAGTAGTCGTGTTCTTCACCCAGCACGTCTAAATAGCTATTAGTAGGCAAATTGAGTTTCTTCTCAAAATATTTGACCTGCTCTTCAAAAGTGAATTTACTCATTTTATTTACGCTCATCTTCAACGGATTGACGGCCAGCAAAGTGTGCTGTTGTTGATGCCCACGCCATCACCTTGCCATATTCTGCAAAGCTCAACTCAGGGATCAAACTGTCTAATTGGTTGCGAAAATCTTCCAGGCTTTCTGCTTGTGATAGCTTATCCTGGATGGTTTGCAGCCATTCTTCCACAAAGGGTTCACCTTCGACTTCTAGCTGCTCCCCAATGGTTTCCACGATAGTTTTAGGAATCGCCTCGGCGAAATCGGCCGTATTTTTGACCGCACTTTTTTCAGGTGCTGTAACTACAATGTCGCCTTCTTCAAATCCATAGGTTCGCATGATGTATTGTTCGGTGAATTGCACGCCTAAACCCGCCAATAATTCGTCACGCTCGGCTTGTAATTTATCAATGCTTTCCTGTTCATAAAGCTCAAATGTCGGCTGCATGTCCACGTGGAAATTTAACTCACAAATCCAGGCTAATAATTGGTTAAACACGCCTTCAACCATGCGGGCATCATCATCGCGAATATCACGGGTCACTTCTAAGCCAGCCGTGGCGCTTGCACGATTTGCTTCGGCTTCTGTGGTTTGATTTTGCCCTAATAATGCGATGGCGATTTCTGATTTACAGTAGCGCAAGAAATCATCAAACACTTGTGATGACCCGCCTTTGCTTCCGCTTTCAAGCATATCAATAGAGCTGTCGTCCGGGATAGCTGCCACGGCTGTGCCGAGCATTTTTTCCATGCTATCTAACAACTCATCAATTTCATGAGCGTTAGCGTTTCGTGGGTATTTGCCTACCAACCACGGCGAGCCGTATTTTTCAGCAAACTCTAACCAAAACTTGAACCCACCTTTCTTAAAGGTCGCCGCCCAAAAACACATCGCCAGGTCTGCGCGACCGTATGGGTTCATGTAGTCGGCCTGTTGGGTTGCGAGTAAAAATTTCTTTTCCGGCACAATGTCGCCATTGCGGTTCTCTTTTGTGCGCAGCATTAAACGGTTGTCTTCATCAAATACAAACCACTCTTGTGGTTTTCCGACTATTTCAGTCGGTAGCAATAACCCGTTCTCGCTTGCCCACATTACCTCAAGCGCCTGGTAACCAAACAGGGTGGCGTCTAAAATTTGATTGATGATTTGATTTACCGGTAAACGGTCAAAAAGCGAGACCAGGATTTCATCTGTTTTTTCATTTCCAGTTGGGGTAATGCGCCACTCTAAACCTTTAATGGCAGCTTTCCGGCGGCGAACACAACCACCCACATGGCTATCTGACAAAATTTCGCGATAGACTGAAATGTCGCGCCCCATTTTCTTCAATACTGGATCAGGGTTTGGGAGGTAGTGCATAAACGACCAAAAGTCGATAGCCTTCGCGCGGGTAGCGATGACGCCGATTAAATCTTGTTTTTTTGTTGTCATAATTAATATCCTTGGGTCATTTTACGACTTGTTCGTTGTTTACGGCTGTACGCCTTAACCGGTTGCATAACCGCCTCCGTTGCGGCGGTTAAAGCTAAAAAGCACGCCCAGGTTCGGTCGGCGTGACCGTTGCTGTCGCTTTCTGCGGTAAACCGTGGTTGGCCGTTGCTGCCGGTTATTTTTTTGAGCTTGTGTAAATCTTCTCGCAAATCTGCGTCACCTTGCGGGATGCGAATTTTGCGGTCTTCAAAGGCCGTTTTACCGATAGTGGCCATTTTTAGTTTTGTGGAAACATTGAAAAGCACACCTTGAATTCGCTTGCCGTGTTCGTACTGTGCGTCCTCGACCATTTTTTCACCCATGCCTGTTTGGTCGAGATTGCCGCCCACTACGTGATACTGGCGCATGATGCGGTTTAATTCTTCTTGTTGTTGGCGTAATTGCACGCGTTTTAATGTCACAATCTCTCGCGTCCAATAAACATCACCTACCAATTCAACCACCCAAATCACCGTTAAGTCATTGCGCACCGCAATATCCATTCCAACAAAACAAGCGCCACCTTGATAGAGTTCAGGTTTACCCGCATCCGGATGTTCTACACCGTCAATTAAGTCGTATGATAGCCACGCGCTGGCTTCATCTAGCCATTTGAGTTCAAATTCTTGCGCCCAAGCGTCTTCATCATTTAAACCACGGCGAAGCTGTTCAACATCACGCGGCAATCCGTCAGCAACCGCCTGGTAAATATCAACTATGTGACGAGACCATTCCGTGTTATTTACATCGGTCATTAATTCGTAAAACTTATTCCCCTTGCCATTTGGGGTTGATACCACGCGCAATTTAAATCCGGCAGAGATTACCGGGAATAAGGCTTTCCAAATCTCGCGGCTATCTGCATGGAAGGCAAACTCATCTAGGAATACATTTGATGAAAACCCGCGAGCGGTATCGGGGTTAGCGGGAAGCGCGGTAATTTTTGAGCCACCTGGAAAAACAACTTCGAGCGCGTTGATTGTTGAATTAAACGGCACTTCCAATACTTCACAAACCATGCCTAACGCTTCAAGGTGGCGTTTTACCCCCTCGTTCATCGCTTCTTTTGCCTGGCGTTCCCCGCGAGATAAAATAACCCAGCGCGTGCGTTCACCCTTAGCTTCTGCCGCTAAACAATCCATCACAATTTCAAAGGTAGTCGTAAATGTTTTCCCCGTCTGCCGAGCAAACATAGCCACCTTGAACCGGCTTTTATCATTTAGCCAGTTTTTTTGATAGTTATAGAGAACGGTTTTATTCGATGCCATAAACTGCTTTTACCATTTTTTGCACATCTTCAAGGCTCACGCCTTGTGCTTTCCCTACTTCTTCCACTGCTTCCGCAGCACGCTTAATAGTTTCCTGGCGTATTGCTTGCTCACGTTTAAAACTTAAACTCTCAGCCTGTTCTAAGCGTTGAATAGCAGACGATAATAATGCAAGGTCTTTGGGTTCTGCCTTGCCGTTTTCGCTCATACCAATGGATGTTTCAAACGCTAGGTTCTTAACAATTTCCATTAACAGCTTGCCAATATCGCTCTGCGGTGCTTCACCGAATTGCTTCGTCCAAATCTCAGCGACTTCACGCGCATTGCGAATTTTGCTCGCCATTTGTTCCATGCGGCTGGCGTAGCGGTTAAGACCTGTTCGGCTTAATTGATAACTGTCATCTAACCCGCAATCACGGATCAGGTCGTTGATTTCTTCAAGAATTTGCGCTTGTGAAAGGTGTTTGTCCCGCAACATCATTGCCAGTTGGGTTTTGATATTAGGTGGAAGCAAGTCCACTTTGCTTGCGCGGCCGCGTGTGTTTTTATCGGTCATTTAAACCTCCTTTAAATTGGGTTTAAATCTTTGGACTTGGCTTTTTTACGCCGTCCACGAAAGCGCGACCTTGTGCCACATCCAACCCACGCTGTGTGATAGTAGCCACGTAGAAATCTTTGCCGTTATTGTTTAAACGAGTCAGCGTAATCAAGCCTTGCTCTTCAAGCCATAACAGGTGGTTTCGCACTAAGTCGCGGCTAATATCGTGGCCATACATATCTAAGCAATCATTTAAAATGCTTTCGTTAGCATCATAACCACACTCTTCAAGCGAGCGCAGAATCACCAATCGTTGGTCTTTTGTGAAAATATCTTGGCGCATCATTCTTTATTTACCTCTTTTTCAATTAACAACTTCACTTGATGGTTAAGGCTGCCAATGTTGGTATTTAATACGTCGGTTTTGCCTTTCATTTCCGTCATTAATAAACGCAAATCGGCCACTTCTTTTGAAGTTGGCAGATGTCTTAATTCGCCTTTAACTTCCGATAGGCTTTTTTCGTTGTTTTCAATCGCCTTGCGCAAGTCTGACACATCGGTTTTGCGCGCGTATTTGCTGTCCATGGTCAACCAAAAATAAGTCCACACAGCCCCGCCAATCGCCACAACGATTGCCCAATGGCGTTGGATAAATTCCAGTGTTTCTAGCATTATTTAGGTTCCTTTTTTTGGCAGATTTTTTCATAAGTCAAGTTATGATTAAGCACCTGCCGTTTGGTTTCTTCTGTATCTTTACGGCTTGGATAAATAAGACCGAATGCTGAACATCCGCTAGTCTTCACGGAAATAACCTTTTGACTGCAGCTGCTCATCAACAGACTTGCTAGACAAAGTGCGGTTAGTTTCAGTAATGTTTTTTGCAGTGTTTGCATTTTCTAACTCCTGTGCGACTGCGGCCGCTTCACGTTTTACGAATTCGATCTCTTCTTGTTGCTTGCGAATTTTGGCCGCTTGCACGCGGCCATGGATAAACACACCAGCCAAAACGGCGAAAGCCGCCCCAACAATATAAAGATTAATCATTCCCGCCCCCTTGGCTATTTCTGCTTTGCATTGCATTGGCGAAACCTTTCGTTGCCGCGCCACCGCCGCAAAAAATAGCAAATGTCGTAAACAATTCGCCCACATAACTACGATCCAACCATACGGTATAGACCAGCACGCCGGCCATTAAGAGCGCACCAAAAAACTGAATGAACGCTGTCGTTGATAATCGTCCATCATTGTTGGTGATCAGTTCTTTCATTCCCATTTTCTTTTTCCTTATTGAAATAATCTTGTTGCACTGAAACATACCCCCATAATGTCAGTACACTCGCGCAGAAAAAATAACCGTAATAGGCCAACATTAAGCCCAGCAGAGTGCTGGTTACCATTTCCCAATAAAACTTGGCTCTTGTATATTGGTATAGAGAAGAAGTACCACATAAAAGTGCCAACAACGAAATCGCTGTAAAAAAGTAAAACAACCACTCATAGGCTTGAACAAGGTTCTTTATTGCAAACTCATTGGCAGATATAAAACCACCAAAAATCATGATCTCCCATAACACTGAAAACAGTGTGATGCCACGTACTTCTCGTTCCATCATGGTCTCCAACGTGCATAAAAAACGGTGGCGGCGGTCATGCCTTTATTTACAACTCGGTTGCGTTGCGCGTTATTGCTTGATTTCCAGCCGCGTGAAAATGATTTTTTAGACTTTGCTGAATAGGTTGGTGCGCTCATTTGCCCCCCAAATATAGATGATTGAAATTGATAACTTCGTCCGAATCCAACCACGTCCACACATCGAAACACGGGCAGTCTTTAATCCACTCATTCGGGGTGATTGTGCCGTCACCATTAACGTCTGGACTCAAATCACGATGTCCACAAATGCGTGCGCTGGGGTGTTCACTCTCTAGTTTTTGCAACAATTTATGCAACGCGAGCCATTGTCTTTCAGTGTATTCGCCGTAGTTGCGACCGCTTTCGTCAATACCGCCAACAAGGCAAATGCCTAGCGAGTGTTGATTATGACCTTTCACGTGCGCACCAATTTCGCCAACCATTCGGCCTGTTTCAACCGTGCCGTCAGTGTCAATTACAAAGTGATAACCAATATTAGGCAGGTGAGGATTGAATTTTTTGGCTAAAATTGGGTCGCGTTTAAAGCCGCGTTGTGAGTGCCAGTCATTAATACGTTGAGCGGCGGTTTGATTAACTGTTCTGAGTTGCTTGCCGTTACGAGTAGCGGAGCAATGGATCACAATTTTTGTGATAGGTAAAGATAAAGACATAAAAAAACTCCTTCTAAGTGAACTTAAAAGGAGTTTAAAACGGATGTTGTTTTATTGATTTTAAATTGATTTAAAGAAGTTAATACTTAGAAATTGCTTGTTCTAATTTCTTCGCAGTTTCTTCGGTTAAACCGGCATTCAGTTGTAATACAACCTTGCCATTCGGTGATTGATATAAATAAGGGCCGGCAATATTTTTCAATGCATCGAAATAGGCAAAAACAGGTGTGCATTGTTCTTTTTTCTCACAAATAAAGGCTTGCCCGCCTTTAGGTGCAACTTCAGGAATCGAGAACGCAAAGCGTTCCTTGAATCCCTGCACCATAAATTTATCATTTTTTAAATCTTTTACATCGTTAATTTCAATGCCACTGGCTTTCATTGTTGAAACTAAGTCTTCAGAGGTGATGGCTTTATCGCCACAAGCAGCTAATAATAAGCCACTTAATAAAACTAATGCTTTTTTCATTACATTTTCCTTAGATTGATAAAATAACCATTCTTATCATACTCTTAATTTGTTTGATTTTCCCCCAAAAAAAACGCCCTTTCGGACGTTTTTTGTCATTTTTATCGCTTATGAGTTACCAAACATATCAAACTGACGTCTTGCAATTTCTTCTTTTGTGATTTTTTTCACTATCTGATAAATCCACTGCATTGACACGTTGTATTTTCGTGCGAGTTCACGGTGATTTGTGCCGTTGAATTCGTTGAAAATCTTCCGGTCGCGTTCGTTTAGTAATAAAACAAGGTTTCGTGGAATATAAATCACCTCACCGCCCCAGCATTGTGCGATATGGTTTGCCACTTCAATGCTGATTTGCTGGGCGAGTTTTGGCTCAATATCAGCGATTTTTTCTTTAATTTTTACTTCTGTGTGTTTTGCTAAATCCGCCAAAATTTCAGGCGCTTTCTCATTAAACGTTTCAATTTGTTCATTGCTTGCATTCAACATAGCCACCCCTACTGGTTGGACGATCACTATTGTTCAAAATTATAGCGATTTTACAATGCGTTGTGCGGATTATTTTTGCAAGTCAAGTCTTTGTTCGAAAATAATTACTTGATTTATAAATAAAAAAACCGCCTTTCGGCGGTTAAAAAAAGTTCATTTTTGCTGTTTATCTTTCCACTTTTTCCATACATCATAGCCTGGCAAGTGTTCCACCGGCTGGCCTAGCTGATAAAAACGCTCAATATATAAAATGGTGTTTTCAATATCATCATTGCCGTGATTGGTGCGCTCTGCCTGTTGGCGTTCTGCGTTGTTTACGGCTGCTGAGCCTGTACCGGAAAAGAGTGGTCGGTTCGTTTCCATCACTTGCATTAAGTAGCGGT